GAACACATTGCCCCGGTCCAGAATGTTGTACGTCCGCTCCAGTATCGGAGTGAGGTACTCTTCCTGCAGCCGTTCTACTACCGGCCCCAGCTGCTGCAGCTTCTCCTGCTGGCGCTCCACAATTTCCCTGGCCGTCATCTGCCCGGTGGTTATGGAATCCAGCATCAGGAACAGGTCCGCAGAATAGGCACGCTTGATGGCGTCCTCGGTCCGTATGATTTCTTCCGCCAGGTGCGGCATGTCCAGCCCTACCTGGAACAACTGCCGGACCGCATCATTCGGATTGGCCAGCTTGGTAATGCCGCCGGGTATCAGGTTCACCCCTTCAGCCATCACGCCGCTGGTCACTGTCAGCGGAGGCTTGACGCTTAATTCCACCGCCGTCAGGTAGTCCTTCTTCATGATCTGCAGCATCTTGGCATCGCCCATGGCGTACCAGCCGGGGCCATAGCCGTAAGGATTATTGGCGTTGGTCATGTACCTGCCCGTCGGTACCGGGAACTCTTCGCAGCCGCCAATGTACAGCCACTCATCGTTGCTGCTGCCGTTCATCCAGTACATGCTGATGTAGGGCATATTCAGCCGCCCCAGCTTCCCGGGAACTGCGTTGGTGTTTGGCATTACAAGCCACCACACATAACGCGTCTGGTTATCCGGCACGCTTCCTGCTTTTAGCCTTTCCTGCTCCCGGTGTGGCAGCGCATTGGTCCCAAACATGTCGATGATCTGCTGCAGCTTCATTGGGTATTTCCTGCAGAATGTGTTGACGCGCCCGTCTCCGTCTACGTCAATGTAGTATGTGCCAATGGACTGCGCTTGGAACCGGACGCCCTTGCGGATGTCCGGGAATACAGCTAGCGGTGACTGTCCGAACGGAAGCTCAAAGTAACTGGAATGAATCGCATTATAGAAATTACTCTGTGACAGGATGCTCTGCATGATCTCCTGCCGCTCATCCAGCACGCGTCCCGCCTCCACGTTGCCGTTTAGCTCTGCATTGCTAAACTGGAATTTAAACCACTGCCGGGACGGAGGCGTCAGCCCGGACATGATGCCGGCCGCAAATATCTGTGCGCTGGCCCATGCTACGCCCTGGGCTATATGCAGGTCACGGCGGCGGCCCGGATTCGTAGTATCAGCCGTATCGTTAAAGGAACCGATAAAGGGCAGCTGGTAATCCCGGATATCCTTCCACTGGGTTTCCCACTGCTGCCGGTTCTCCCGTAACTGCTTCACCCGCTGCAGGATCTTCCGCTTGTCCGGGTAAAGGTTTTTCGGCGCCTGCACATCTGCCTGCCGGGTATCCGTGGTCGGTGCCCTGGTTAGAATCGTTTCGCGTTCTGCCATCATGTCACCCCAAAGTGTTATTGCTGCCGGTGCTGTCGGTCAGCACGCTGCGGTCCTCGGCAATACGGGTAGCCGCATAGCCTCGACGATTGCGCTGTTTCTTTTTAGTGGCTTCGTCCGCTGCCGCAGCGCCGGCCACCTCGGTCACCTGTACCGGCGTCGGATCCGGTACTTTCACTGCTTCCACCTGGGCCGTTGCCGGAGGCGTCTGCACCTTCGGCGTCTCTACTTTCGGCTTCTTAAAAGGATTTCCGCACATGTTCTTCACTCCTCACTCATCAAAGTAATAATCTGTATTGGCCTTTACCACCGTCCTGCGTCCGGTGCTAGCCTTATGTATCGGAACCGCGAACGTCAGCGCCATACTGTCCGCCGCGTCCGGGGACCGCCCTGTTAACTCTTTTATCTCTTCCTTGGGCTGCAGGATGATCTTACCTGCAGAAGTAAACTTGTATTCCGTAACCGTCAGCTCCGCCTTCAGGTCCGGATCGTTCGGTATGCAGCCGCCCTGCTGCAGCCATTCCAAAGTGTTGAAATACATCTCGGCCCTGATGTTGGCGTACCGCTCCGAGTTTATAGCCCGCTGCTGGAAATTAATCTCCGTCACCGGAATACCCATCTGCCGCAGCCGGTCTATGACGCCCGGCCCCATGGCCCCGCCGTCTATGACCAGCAGATCCGGCCGGCGCTTCCAGTAAAGGTTCGCTATCTGGCTGGCCAGCTCCATAGTATTGAGACCATGCAGCTTGATCTGCTTATCCATCCACAGCCCTTGCCGGAAAGTGATATAGCTGTTATCATCGCCAAACCGGGCCACATCCACCGCCATGATGAGAGGCAGGCCCTGCACCTGGTCAGGCCGTATGCTCCGGGCAGCCGCTTCCGTCACAACATCGATAGGAATCACCACGTTGGATGCACTGGCGGTAAAATCACACAGCAGCTCCTGCCGGATCTCAATATCGGTCATTTCTTTTTTCATGTCGGCGATCTGCTGATCTGTCAGCACGTTGGTCTCGTCTGCACGGTAGCAGCAAACGAAGTATCTGTCGTCCTTCAATGCCTTCAGGTACCGCTCATAGAATTGATTTTGCCCTTTAGGCGTGCCTATAAAATACGCAAATCCGTTGCGGTCCGTTAACGCCGGGACAATAATCTCACCGTACACGTTTTGTTTTACCTGGGCATATTCATCCAGCACGCAGCCGTCCAGATAGATGCCGCGCAGCCGGTCCGGTTTGTCCGCGCCGACAATCATAATCTTGGCGCCCGGGCTTCCCGGATGTATGGACGGAAACTCCACGAACAGATCAGATTCGTTTACCTTTACGCCAGGTATGGCCCGGGAATAATACTTCAGGTACTCCCAGGCAATCAGCTTGGCCTGGTTACGGAACGGCCCCAGGTAGCAGTACTGCGGCGCGCGCTTTTTGTTTTCCAGCGCTTTTTTTATCAGCTCGTTGATGCATCCGACAGATTTTCCGAAGCGCCGATGGCACACCAGCACGGCCCTGTTTTTCTTCTCCAGCGCCGGATGGATCACGTCACGCCATATTGGCCTGGGATAGTATGGAATCACAATGTCAGCCATTGCCGCCCACCTTCTCGTCCGGGCTGTTCATCCAGCGGATCACCAGCGGGCCACCCTTCTCACCGGAAACCTCCAGCTTTTCCTTCCGGCTCCATTTTTCCGGCTTCCGGTTGGCCAGCCAGAACTCCTGTGCCTTTTCGTTGGCCGGTATAGCCACATCTTCCTCGCCAAACGTCACGCGCTCTCTTTCACACCGTTTGCCGTCGTTGTAGTAAACTTCTTTAACCTTGAACGGACGCCGAATCGTAATCTTCCGGTCAAAGCAGGAATTGTACAGAGCGTTTTCTACCCGCCGATCTGCTACTTCTTTTCCCTCGCGTAATGCCTCCGAAATCTCCGGATATTTGTTTTTCCATGCGTAAAACGTAGACGGGCATACTCCCATCTTTTCCGCCAGCTGTTCGTCAGAGAGGCCGTCACGCGCCCAGCCCTGCAGCCGGACTTTGCCTTCATCCGTCAGCCATTCTTGGTATTTACCTTTGGCCATGCGGCCTCACCACCTTCCCTGGCGGGCGCAGCGGACGACCGGGAGGAGGTTCAACCCGGCTGGCGTGAGTCCGCTTAAACGCCCATAAAAAAAGGACCGGCCTGTTAAGGTCGATCCTTCTTTTATCACTATATCACATTTTATGAGGCTTTCATTATCGTAATTTCACAGCAGTTTTTCTCGCGCTGCGAATATTGCAGCCGAAAATATAAACTCCCGGCGCCATCGGAAGTATGTGTCCTCGCTAATAAAAAGCACACACACCGTCCGCGTCCATCCTTCCCGCAGCTTATACCGGCGGCACATGGCGTCACCGATCGGCGTGCCGTTGTACTTCTCCCACGTCCGCTTGACGACACGCAGGCACGCTTCCGGTCGGTTATACGTCATAGCGGCTGGGATCTCCGCCACGCCTTCCACGGCTTCCCTGGCCGTCGGATCCGCGCTCTCCTGCGCGTCTGCTTTCTTGATTGTCCGTAATTCCTCGACAGCCTGCTGCAGAGCCGGCGCGTCAAAAAACAGCCTGTCCAAAAATTGAAATTGTGCCCTTGTTAACACCGCCAATCATAGCCACCACCTTAAAACAAATAACACCGCACACCAAAAACCAATTAGCATACCGATAACTAAAAGAATGTCAATGTTCATCGCCTACCCCCAGCGCCCGTACCAGCTTCAGCCCCGCCATGGCATTGACATCGTCCATGCCAATATTTTCCGCCAGCAACATCTGTTGGCACATCACGATCACATCCACCAGCTCCTCAATGTAGTTCCGGTAATGCTCCGGGCTGTCCTTCCGGAACATTTTGCAGACGGCTTTCTGCAGCTCGCTGCACTCTTCGATAACCATATGCCGTTGGGCATCGATTCCGTAACGTGCCA